ATGTTCGTAGAGCTCGTATTTGATAAACGCAATGTGGCAGAGCTTCCTGGTGCTGCTGAAATGATCAAGGCAGAACTGACCAAACGGGTTCACGGTATTTTTCCTGCCGCTGACGTTCGTGTGAAGCCGATGCAGGCCAACAGCCTGAACACCGACGCAAGTAAAAGCGACAAAGAAAAGCTGAACCGCATGCTGGAAGAAATGTTTGAAGAAGCCGATCAGTGGCTGGTCACTGATGTCTGATGGGCAGTCTTAAAATAAATGGTAGGCAGATTTTCCTTCTGACTGAAAACGATCGCTACCCATCACCAACGATCAACAGCCCTCCCATGTTCGCTTTGCGTGAAGATGAAGAAGGTAAGTTCTGGGTCTACTTTCTGCATAAAGGGCGCTGGCCACTCATATCAGAAACTCCATTCGAAACCCAAGGTAGTGCTGTTGAGGCTGCGATGTATTACGACTATTACAAGCTGTTTAAATAGCCGGGGTCCATCCCGGCAGTAAAGTTATAGCGAGCCTTGGTAGAAATAGTAATACAGCCACAGATCACTCAGGTTAGATGCCAGATATGGAATGTTTGTGCCTGGACGACCCTTGCCTTCTGAATCTTCAGAGGTGTTATTGCTGTAACCATAGAACCGCCCAGGATAGCCAGGGCGCGGCCCAAACTCAGCCTTGAACGTCTCTGACAGTGAAACGGCAGCATTCACCGTTGATTGTCGGTTATCTATCAGCAGTATCGCCATTACCCATGCTATGGTAGGCGGCTGGCCGCGTCGGGACTCAGACCAGCAATAGTCCAACTCACGCAGCGCACCTGAGCCGGATGTCGCCCTTAGCAACAGATTCACGTTATCAATCGGATGGTCACTGCGACCGACCAGCTTGTAAGCGAATGCCAGGAAATAACCAATCCATGACTGGTACGGTAGCCACAAATCAGTCGCAGGTGACGCATTCTGACTATCGGTAACAATACCAGGTATTACTTGGTATACCGTTGATAGGCGATTCAAGACACCAGCAAACGTATTTTTGTAAACGTCCCCCGTATCCAGCCCCGCATAAATCGCCAGACCCAGGACGCGCATGCCCATTGCATTTGAGTTACCGATATCCGTGGGGGATTTACCTCGCAGCGGAATGCCACCTATAGCGTTGTATCGGTCAACCAAAGCGTCAGCAAAGTTTTTGATGCCTGCTTTCAGTTCGGTAACTGCAGCAGCATCATTTTCTTTCACTGCGGTGAAATACATCCACTGCAAGGGAGGAATGACGCATGTTGCCGCGAATTCAAGCCCATAGCGTTCGGACAGGTAGTTATCACCAAGGTTTGTCAGTGGGCCAAAGTTCGCGTTCAGGTAATTTTTGAAATCACCGAACAACTTCGGGAACGTGCTGTTTCTGTAGCGAATGAATTTGATTATCTCTGTCGTGTACGGGCGGTGATACGACGTTTTTGTCCCTCCCTTCGCAACGTAGTGGTCATAGTAGTCCGGCATTTTTGCAGCATCGTCCCAAAATTCGAGGATAGACTCTGATAGTTCTGACAGCTCTGGCAAAATCTGTTTGCGTTTATGGATTGGGTAGGCTCCCGCACCAAGGAAACCAACAGGTCGGTTGAACACTTCAATCGCCACATTGCGCGGGCTATCTTGCTTTTCATTGCAGTCCAACCAAAATTCAAAAGGCCACGCCCAGTCCTTTTCCACAGGCCAGTTAAGGAAGCTGGTATCACTTGTGGTTGGGTAACGCCAACCGGCATACATTTGCACACCACCGCCTCCAATGCCGCCAGCTGCTGCCGTGATGGGTCGGGTTGGCCCATACTGGGTTCCACTGCGGTGTGTATCTCCGCACGCACGCACGACAGTTAAAGACATCGGCGCGGTAAATGTCCCGGAGGCCGGTGTTAGCGCCGTTTTGTATTTGTCATCTGCAACAAACGTTTTGTCGCCGGTCTGCAAACGAATATCGAAACCATACAGCTTGCCGACCGGAATTTCTTTCGTTGCGACACACATGCCATAACACTGAACCTGACCGCTTTTAAATATCCGATAGCGCACGCGAAGTTTTAGCACCCCGGCTTCAAGTCCATATTTTTCCGAGTTGTAAACAATCACTTCTACCTCAGAGAATACCGGGCCGGTACTGATTTGTCTGACGATCGGTTTGTAGGAAAATCGTGTTAAATCTTCAACGCCAGAAACAAGCCCCCTGAAGACAGCAAAATGACTCATGCCATGAACTACGCCATTTTTGTCAACGATAGCCCCCAGCAGGAAGTTGCTGTTATCACGGAACTGGAACGTGTTGCCACCGACAGTCATGTCATACCCATCACTCACTGCGACCAGTTTCGGGTAAATGCCGTGTGTTCGTGGCATGCTATGCGCATTGAGTTGTACATAGAGCTGTTTCCCTGCCGCGATATCAGCGTTGAAAAACACCGAGCCTGACTTCAACGAGCCATCAGCGTGCTTACCAATGTCCAACTGCTTGCGCAGATTGGTATGGTATTCGCCCGCAAACTGGCAATCGATGTTGTTTCCTTTCTCATCGAGCAACACCAGGCAGTCAGACGATGGCGCTTCGCCTTCTTCGAACGTACACTTCAGCTCAATGGGATACTGCGTGAAGTTAAGCTCAGTGTTGTTGATAACATCAGCAACCTTGCGGGTGTATTTATCTTCTGGCACAAACTTCAATTTATTGCGTTGACGTATAGTTGCCGCTACCCCAACATCACCAACGACATCAATTGAATATTCTCCCTGAGGGATAATGATATCGAACTGATTTTCACGTAACGCATATGAACCATACTGGCCAGAATATGCCATCAGCAATGCGTCGTCTGTCTTATCAGCAATGAAGGAAAGGACGCCAGCCTGATCTGGCTGATAGCCCTCACTGACAATTTCAGACAAGACAACAAAAAATTGAACAATATTTTTAGTGGCATGCGCTGAAACGCACGACACCGTCTCTGACGTCAATTTTCCTGCAAATGACGGCTTAAATGTTCCTGATGTGTCTACTACACGATATCTATTATTTTCATCGACCAGGTTGTAGTTATCAGGAAGAATATAGCGTACACGTGCGTAGCGATCTGTCAGTTCTGAAAACTCATTTAATGACAGATTCTGATAATAGAAAGGCTGATAGTTAGATGAAATAACACCATTGGCATATTGTGTATGATTTGGCAGATACCAGCGCTTCATCAAGGTAGAGGATGAAACCTGAGAAAACTGAATTGTACTCAGGAATGCATCATGTGTGTTTAAGTCAGTGATACGGATAAGTGATGTATCACCGAGATTAATATTGCCAATATCGTTGAAGTCAATTGATGACACAACTTCCGAATATAGCTCACTGTGAAGGTAGCTATTGTCATGTGAGTAATCATGGAAACTTGTTTGCAATTGAGTGACTACATTAGCCCCAGCACTTGCGCTAATTTCCACCGCAACCCCATTGACGTTCATGTAGGTTTTGAAACCTTTACCTGGGCCTTGACCTACCCTGAATGATTTCCCGTTTGGAGTTCCGGCCAAACCGGCTATCGTTCCGTCAGCGTCTTCTGGCGTGGTGTAGTACGTGTTAGCGTCAGCGTTGTTCTGTGCATTTTCTGCTGATACTTTGGCGCGCATTGCGGCATCAGAGGCAACCTCTGCATACGCCGCTGCCGCTGCACGCATTTCATCCACTATTGCCACTATTGCAGGCGACAGTTCATCCTGCCCTGGACTGTTCAAAAAAGCATTAAGCGTCCCCGGTTTTGAGTCGCTATATACCGTTATTTGCCCGACCTTTTCGAACGGACGACCATAAGCTTCAATCATTACGTTATGGGTACCGACTTCTACCGACAGTGAATAACTGCCATCTGCACCGGTTGTTGAACTTGACGGGGCTAGCTGAACTACTGCCGATGACGTTTTGACCGCTGTCAGCATAATGGTTACACCGGGGCGAGGGTCGCCATTTGGCCCAATGAGTTTACCGCTGATTAAAACAGCCATATTTTCTCCAGTAAAAAACCCGCCGAAGCGGGTTGTTTTTTTCAATTATGGGTATATCGCCGAGAAGCCACTATTTTGAGGTGTGGCCCAAATCATCACTGTATATTTAGTAGATTGCCCAGCGCCTTGATCTAAAGCTCCAGCATGAACATTAATATCAAGGCCTTCACCTTTTCCGATATCACGAGAAAAACTGAACATTGTTGTATAGGAGTAACTACTTGAAGTATCTCCATTCCTGGCAATGAATAAACCATCAACCTCAGTCCCCTCATCCCCATTGAAATAGATTTTCGTTTTCTGCTGACGGTTCATTACAGCCATCACATAACCATAAATACGCATAGGCATTAATGGATTGCTTTCGTAACGAATTATTCTCTGACTATTGGTGTTTGCAAGTGTGAAACTGAAGGTGTTGCCCTGTACAAGGTTACCTTCAATATTTGCTGCTGACAATTTACCGTCGATAACACAATTATCAAGAATGTGGCAATTGCCTATCGTGCCATTATTAAAATAGCCAGCATCGGAATAGATAGAACCACGAACTGTTACCTGATGAAACTGGGCATACCCATTTTTATTGATAGCCCATCCACGCTGACCGTCAATATAGTTTGAGGATTGTATTTGCTGAGCTATTTTTGCGCTGTCGATTGTCGCGTCTTTAATAAACGCGATATTCATAAACACCTGCCCACCCTCAACGGCGAACGGCACCGATACTTCGGAACCCTGTCCGTCTGCGGTATTCAATACAGCGAATCGATCTGCAAGAATCAGAACCTGTGACTGCATCCCTTCGGGGGTGTTTTCAACGCCCACGCCGATCCCAGCAGTATACAGTTTGCCATCAACTGTCTTGCCAACTTTAACCGACCACATGTCCTTCAGCTTTCCGGCATCCTCAACCGGCCCAAGCAGCTCCTGCCCCAGCTCCGTCTCAGTGATTTTCCCTTTCAGATAGTCCAGCACCTCACTGGCGTCATCGCTGGACGTTCCCTGCGTCCAACCCGTCCACGGCCCTGTATTTCCCAGCTTATCCACCAGACGCGCCTGGAACCAGAAATTCACGCCAGCAGCTAATCCGGTCATGGTGTGGCTGCGCTGCGGGTAGGCATAATCCCCCAGGTGCATTTTATTGCTGCCGTCCGAGTTCTGGCTGTACCAGATTTCAGTCCGCTGCGTATCCTCGGCACCGAGAGGAAATTCCCAGTTCAAGACGATACCAAACACCTGTCCGCTCGTCGTAAAGCTGGCCAGCGCCGGCGGCTCGCCCAACTTACCTGTTAACACCATTTCGGGCGCATTCGCCCATACGCTGGAAATTTCAGAGGGGTTAATGGCACGCACTCGGGCCTGATAGCGGCCAGCGTAAATCCCCGAAACCTCAAGGCCGAGTGTTGACGTACGCGGTGCTGGTATCCAATTACCGTTGTCCCTGCGCCACTCGGCCTCGTAGGCTATAGCGCTTTCAGCCCGATCCCATGTAACACGCAGTGTGGCTACGGCCAGCCCTTGAATGATGGCTGACGACTCACCGATCTGTACATTGGTCGGCGGCGGCTGTACACCGGGCGGGATGACGCTGATCGGCGGGTCTTCAATTCGCGCACCAGTGTCGATTTTTGCAAATTTATTCGGGTCATGCTCGACGGCGGTAATATCGAACGATACCCCGTCGTCACCTTCTTTAATGCCTGTTACGCGGAATTGCTGTAGCGCGAGGTCTGACGCGTCAACTGCCCATACTGCCTCGGCAACCGGCATCTCAGAGTACGCGGTTGTGACAGTAACGGTTTTACCCGATACCGCCGCAATAGTACGCCCCTCGGCCTTACCGCTTGGCAGGTTCAAAATCAAACGTTCGCCAACAGCTGCGGAGGAAACCCGATCAAGGTTGATATTGCGACCATCAACAGAACTGATGCGGCCACCAAGCGGGCGACCAGCCAACATTTCATCGGCTACGGCAATAATCCAGCCTGGCAGCGGAACCTTGCCATCAAGTCCCACAGTAAATGACACCATGCGATCCTTGTCGTTGGTGTGGAGCAGCCATTTTCCCCGGCGAATCCCTTCTGACTTCCGTATGCATCCGATCGCCGTCAGGTCAGCTTGCTTGATGCCATAGCGACGAATCAGCGACTGCTCTGCAACTGGCTCTATCGCGTCCTGATAACCGTTTGCCGGGTCGCTCCAGCTCACCATGCAGGTGCTGTAATGCGTTTTCTCGCTGGCGCTTGAATATGTAAACTTGCCATCTTTAACACTGGCACGGGTGAAGATGTATTTAACATCTGCGGGCATGTCCGCCAGGGCATTCATCCCGTTATTTGCCCAGAAGGTAGAGCCGCGATAAATGGACGCTATGTCACGTAATACATTCCAAGCATCCTCTTGTGACTGGATATAAACGTCACAAAGAAAACGTGGTTCTTTCCCGTCACCACCCCGGCCATCAGGCACTAACTGATCACAGTACTGCCCGATCTGATACAAGTCCCATTTTGTCAGCGCGAGGTTTTCCGCCTTAACCCGAGTGCCGATGGAGAACCGGTCATTTATCATCAGGTCGTAGGTTATCCAGGCGGGGTTATTCGTCCATGCTGTTTTAAATGTCCCGTCCCACACCCCGGTATATTCCCGTGTCTCAGGGTTGTAATTCGATGGCACCCTGACGATCCGCCCTTTTGGCTCACAGGATACCTGGGGGATGTTGGGGAATTGCTTTGCATCAAATTGAATGAACAGGACTGCTGTTTCGGGATAGCGAAGTTTGGCGTCGATCGTCTCCGTGATGGCTTCAACAACCATTTTATCGGCAACCCGGTTGCTGGTGCTGTTCGGTGTCAGGCGACGGACACGCACCTGCCACCCAGTTGTGGCCGCAGGCAAATCGATACGGTGACTGCGCTCATACTTGGTCGTTGTCTTGCCATCAATGGCAGTGCGCAGGGCTTCTTGATAAGTGCCGCCATCGGTGGCAACGTCGATCGCATATTCAATGCGGTACCCGACCACATCTCCGTTATCTTGCTGCTGCTGCAACTGGGCCCAAGAAAAACGCAGTCGCACCGCAGAAAGCTGAGTATTGGTCACTGCTCGAACCCAATCACGTTCGCTTGTTAGTTCAGTGCTGACCGTAATTTCGTTTTCAACATCAGGCATGCCCGGTATGTATTCCTGATGCGGAGTACCAGAACGGAATTCCCATTTCACGCCAGGGAAGTTTTCAGTGCCATCTGCTGACGTCAGCGGAGTGCCATCGAGAAAAATTCGGGTACCATCAAGTTCGCCGGCAAACTCTCCCTCGCCCAGCGCCAGAAGTATTTTTGCGTAAGATGTGGACTGCAAGGAATCAGGTGATTCTGTCGGTGTGCTGGGGCTGCTGCTACCGCCTTTCCGGCCTTCAATAACGTGCATTATTTTCTCCAGGCATAAAAAAACCCCGCCTAAGCGAGGTGTTTTTTTAATTTTAACTTTTTAAATATTATTAGTTTCTATTTTTGTAGTTTCCTCAGGCAAGTACCTTATTGTAACTTTGGTAACTACCTTTTCTATATAAAAATGTGATAATTCAATAGTTGTCCCTTTTGTATTCCAAATTGATTTAACACCTTCCTCCCTATACTTTGGAGTTCCATACTTCTGTGTTAAAAGAGACTCCGCACTTTTAAAATTATCCTCATTGATAAGATGGTTCTTTTCTTCTTTTGCAGAAACATTAACCTGAACCAATTTATCCGAACCATCAAATAGATAATTCACTTCGTAAGAACTTGAACCAATCTCAACCCTGTCTATAGCGACCAGCCCAAGCTTCCCCTTATACTTTATTGGATTTTCAAGCAAATGTGCTTTTCCACTTTCTGCCATCACAACCTGTTGCGGCGTCATTCCCCATTTAGATTTACCATACCCTTCCATAGTTTCGGCATAAGAAGCACTTGAGATTATCATTAATAAAATAACTAAAAATATTCGTTTCATACCCGCACCCAAATAATAAATAAACATTGACATGGTATCAAAGTCGGAGTGCAAGGCAACGAAAACATTGCTAACTTAGACGCCTAACATGTTTTTTGTTTTTTTACTGCTGGTCTTCTGCGTAGATACCAGCGGAGATAATGGCACCACCAATACGGCGCTTCCCATAGAGGATCGGCACCGGGTTACCCTGTGCAATAGTGTTAACCGGACCACCAAAGGCGTAGGATGGCTTATTATCAGGGTCCTGTCGCGATGCCAATCCACCCTGCATAGGGGAAAGCATTTGTACAACACCACCGATCATCATTGATGCCCCTGACATTGCCATCCCATAACCAATTGTGCCACCAATCCCCGTCCATCCGGTCATGATACCAACTACCACACCCACCACGACTAAAACGGCCCCGAGAATAGTTTGAAAAGCACCAGCCTTTTTGCTACCAATAATAACTGGCGCGATACGAATATCATTACCATTCGCTAAAAGTGTTAGATCATCCTTATTTAAATTTCGCTGACCTTCAAATACAGCATACGTAAACCCACGTTCTTTACTTTCCAAAAGGAAATTTTGCAATCCGGGGATTACTGTACATAAAGCCTTAATAGCTTCTTGAGGGCTATCCACAGCCAAGCGATGTACACGGCCAAATGTCGCGCCTAATACTCCATACAAACGAATTGTCTTAACTTCTGGAATTAAAATTGGCATGATTCACCCATAAAAAACCCGCCGTAGCGGGTAGGATTTAAAGACATGATTTTGCCGACACGCCCCAAGGGTCACCAATACCGCGTGACTGCGCATAGATGCGTATCTGGCTCCCACCGTTGCTACTTTCGTTTACTTTAGCAAGAGAAACAGCACCAACTAATGAATTTTCCGCTGACAGTTGATACCCTACCTCAGTTTCAATCATCTTTGTGGTTGGATTAAGGTTCTGCCATTTTGGAGCAAGGCATTGGGTATATTTTTGAGGTGTTTTATTACTTTGCCCAGAAAATATAGGTTCTTGCTTAGCAAGTTGGTCCGTCATACACCCAGATAGAAGAAAAGAAGCTATTGCTATTATTACTATTTTTTTCATTGTGCTATCCCTTGGCTGAATATCACAACATCATAGCAGCAGATCAGCCGCTGTAACGCAAAATGGTAATAGTTCGCTCAGCCCAGTAACCACCATATGGCACCCGGTTACTGAGCTGTCCGTACATGTGATGCACCATTACCCCATCGCCCAAGTAAACGCCTGCGTGATTCGGCTCCGGTGCCTGAACCTGCATAACGATTACGTCGCCGATCTGCACCTCGCCCGAGGCCGGTACGAAGCCCGCCTCGGCGTAAAGTTTCATATAGAGGTTTTCCCCTCTATCCCACCAGCCATCTGTCCGTTTAAAGTTCGGCAATGTGATGGCGCGCTCGATCTGATACCAGTCCCGGATGATGGCGTAACAGTCCCAGAATCCATGCACGAACGGACGGCCCAGCAATGGTTTGATCCCCTGCATAGGCATGATTTCACGAATATCACCCTCCGGCCAACTGGCGATGATCCACGGTAATTGTGACAGGTCACACTGTGCTATATCGAGTTGGCTAGGTTGGGTGGTCGCATCTGGGTGGCTGTGGGCAATCGCAACGATTACGCCAGAATCCTCAGCGGTGGCGTAATCCTCTGGCGCCAGACTAAATTGCTCGGTAGGTTCAGGTGCCAAATTGCGGCAGGGAACGTAGCGCTGGCGGCGTCCGTTTTGCACCACCAGCCCGCAGCACTCTCGCGGATACTCCGCTGCAGCATGCGCCAGAACGGCACTGATTATCTGTTTACGCATCATTACCTCTTCAGCAATGCCGAACCGGGGAAGCCACCGAAGGGCAGTTGCTCTGTAGCGCCGTGGCGTTTTTTGCAATCACTCAGCAGACCGCCGCAGTCATCCTTTGACGGGTCGTCTACCGGGTTGCCATCCTGATCAAAATAATTCGTTCCGGTATAGCCGCAAGACGGGCCTCTGTACTGCCCACGAATGCACCAGGTGCACAGGCTGTGGATTTGGCGCGTGGGGATTTGGATACCCTGCAGGTCTGCCGGTGATGACAACTGAAATTGAATAACTTCATTGTCCTCACTGGTTTTGTTTTCGATGTAGTAAACATCCAGCTTTTCTTTGGTGGGATCAGCTTCTGGGTTTCCATCCGGGTAATTTCGTGCATCCAGATATTGCGCAAAGGTAAAGTGCCGGGTAACTCTGGCCTGCGCCATATTTTGAAATGCCAGGCACATGGCGGATATTGTTCCGTCAAGGTTTGCCACGCTCAACGTGGGTGTGGGTGCGCTGCCATCGCTGGTGATTTCAAACCCGGTCGCCTCCACTGGCCACGGCTTGTACTCCTGCCCCTGCCACCAGATGGATTTAGCCGGCAACAAGTTCGGATCACTGCCGGCGGCAACCAATTCAGCTTCTGTGTATGGGATCGGGTAGTTATGAAAGAACAGCTCAGGCCCGTCGAACATACTTCCATCCACGTGGAATAGAAATACCCGACTACCAGGCCGCAGCAACTGGAGATCTGCATTAATTGACATGATTATTCCTACGGATGATTAGCGCGGGTGAATGTGACCGTTAGGGTGTAATTACGGCCCTGAGCGTTGGCGAAAGTGGGTGTTATGGTAAAGGCCCCCGCATTATAGAGCCCCAGCTGGTACAGCGGATTACGCCACTGAAATGAACGGTACCCGTTGTGCTCACGTAAAAACGCCACGATCGGCTCGACAAATGACCAAGGGCCAGTAAACGTTAATGGCCAGCTCTCCTTCTCGCTGTTAATTCCATCGCCGGTCACCTGCCTGTAGCCATCACCAAACTGCACCTCCCGGACAACCGGTTCAAATTCTCCTGCCGCACCATATCGCGGAGGGAAATGGAATGTTTTAAGTTGTGCCATTACCCTCTCCCGCCGCGAATAGCCTGATTTAATACGCCGTTTTGTCTAAGATCCTTGTCCCGCAACTCACGGTATTTTTTCGCCACATAGTTACCTATATCAGTACCAAACGACTCCAGACCAGACGCAGTTTGCTGCTGTGATGCCTGCCCGTTATTGTCTAAGTAGATATTCACCTGTGGTGGAGCACCGGACGCGCCTGCCGCGGCAGTGTTATACGCACTGACACCCAAACGACCATCTGGACCGCGCTTCAGAGGCAATATTCCTTCCGCCCCAGCCTCCCCCATCACGCCGGCACCTTTTGCAAACGCGAAGAACGTCGGCTGATTCACAACCTGCCCGCTGTAAGCGCTCAGCGACGGGGACGAATATGCACCCCCCTTGGCGTTAGCGAACATAGGAACAGCTCCGGGATTGTTGCCACCCCCTCCGGAAAAAGCACCAAAGAGACTTTGCAGACCTTGCGACAATGCCATTCGCAGCGCGATTTTTGCTAGGTCCGCCAGAATTGAAACAGTGAATGCTTTAAATCCTGCTTTCCCCGTCGTCACAAAGGACGTCAGAGCATCCTCCATACCCGAAAAAGCTCCGGTGAAAAGGGATTTCGTCATGCCAGCGGTATCGGATGCCTGATCCTGATAGTTGCTCCAGGCACTGGAGGCACCCGCCATCCAGTCTCCCCGCAACTTATCCTCCGCCGCATAATAATCCTGTGCCGCCTGCAACTGCCGCTGGTAGCCCTCGTCATTCAACCCGCCGCCCTGGTTCTGCCATCCCTGTCGAAGCTGCGCAAAGGTACTTTCACGTTGCGCGGCACGATCACCCAGACCGGCACTGCGTTGCAGCGCCTGTTGTTTCTCTGCCATTTGGGTAACATATTTGGTCGAGGCGTCCTGCAACTTGTTGAGTCGTTCCTGCTGAGCGATCTGATCACCGAGTGCAGCCTTCTGTTCCGCCAGCGCCAGTACCTTGTCCTTGCTGGATAACAAGGATTTTTCCTGTGCAGAAAGTTGACGCTTTCCGGAAGCTTCCTCCAGCACGGTAAACTGGGCCTGTGCTTTCCATAGATCCTTACGTTGCTGGCTAATCGTGTCATTCAGCCCGCTATGCTGGCGCAATACCTGCAACTGAGCCTGAAGCGCCAGCAGATCTGACTGCGTGCTGTCTGTCGCCCGTTCACCAGCCGGTGTGCGGTATTGTGGCACTTTGGCAGTCTTTGGGTCCTTGAACTGTTCGTTAATCCGTTTTATCTGCTTGTCACGTTCTGCCGCAGTCTTGATGATGCCATTATTGAAGGCTTCATTCGTCTGCCTGATTAGCTTCGCGCGTTTTTCTTCTTTGGTCTGAAGCGTGGTAGCCAGTGCGTCCTGTTGCTGCGCAAGGCGTAAGCGCTCCTGCTCGTTTTCCTTTTGCTGCTGACCAATGGTTTGTATGCCCTTCTCCGCACCGCGGCGCAGGCTTAAGGCATCGAGTTGAAAGTTCAGCAAATCCAGCTCGTCGCGCCAGGCTTGCAACTTGCCGTTCTTCTGGTTGTAGCCAGTCCGTTCAGAGTTTGCGATCTGCGCCTCAATACTTGCGGCACGGGATTGCAGTTCGGCAGTAGCTTCACCGGCCGTCTTATCACGGAAAACACCCGTGATGGCATCCCACATGCCGCCAGCCATATCCTTCAGCGTTCGCATATAGGATTCAACCGATGAAAGTTCGGTTTTCATCTTCACCGCAGCGCCGCGCATCGCTTCGGCCGCAAGATCAGAAGCCAGTTTTACGGCATCCATCTGCCGGCCTTGCTCTTCCAGAGACCGAATGTTGGCGTACTGCTCAGCCGTCAGGAAATGCAGACTTTCATTCAGCGCCAAAATACCCTGGCTGGGATCCTTGGCAATCGCAGTAAATTTTCCGGCCAGTACGTCGAGCCCTTCGCCACTCTCTTTCGAATAGGCAGCAATCGCCTGGCTTACCTGTGAAAAATTAGTTCCCGACGTGGCGCCGGCAGCTATCAGCGCCTTGAGAGAGTCAGTCACTGCTGTAAATGATTGCCCGGCTGCAGTTCCTTGATAAACCAAGTCTTGCAGGCCCTGTTTGGTTAATCCGGACACGCCATTGGTTCGCGCCAACTCACGATTAAGGTCGGCGATCCTTTTACTGCTGTCATAGGCGTCATAAGCGAGCAACCCCATTACCGCGGCAGTGCCACCAATAAGTAACCGTGCCGGCGTTAACAGACTGAGCATCGCTTTTAGCGCATTACCGGCGCCACCAAAGCTATCTTTAATCTGGCCACCTTGCTGTATGGCCACCAGCCATATTGGCGCACCAGACGCCAGAGAGGTAGTGATGTCGGTGATCTGCATCGGCAATTGGCGCATCGCCATGCGATATTGGCCAGCCGAAATCGCACCACGCTTCCAGGCATCCTCCTGTTCGCGAATCTTGGCGATCAGCGGCGCAGCCTGTTGAGAAACACCCAGCTGCGCGGCTTTATATTCCTGAATCTGAGCAGCGGTCTTGCCCTGCAGTGCAACCTGTTCGCGTAACTTTTGCAGGTAATCGTCTTTGGCCTGAGCGGCTGCGCGCTCTGCCTGCGCCAGTGCACGCTCTTTCGTCGCCGTTTCCGTCACCAGCGAGAGGTAATCTCCCTGCGTAATATTTCCGGATGCCCTGGCTGCTCGGATCTGTTCCTGAATGACCCGAAGTTCCTGCAGGCTGTTTTCCGCACCTTTTACCGCATCGATCTGGCGGAAAAATGAAGCTGTCAGGCGGTCCTGCGCATCCCCGGTAACCTGCGATTGCTGCTGCTCTTCACGAAGTCGAGTACTGAGCTCTGCGATGCGTTGATGGGTTTCATCGACGGCCCTCGATGCTTCAGACCATTTCCCCTTCATGCCATCCACGGCGATAGCCTGGCTGGCCTGCATCTTCGTGGTAGCGCCGGCGCTGTTTTCCGCTATCCCGCTAATTGTTGCCGCCTGGCGTTCTGCCAGGCGCCGCATACGATCGGTAGATACATCCGCTTTACGGCTCGATTCAAGCAACTGGCGCTCAACGCGGCCCATCTGCTCCTGAAAAGAGACTGTGTTTGCATCCAGATTGACGACGAGATCAGCAATCTGCTCCGCCATAACGTACCCCTCCGAAAATCCCCTCCCCGATCAACATAAGTTCATCGTCTGTTTGCTCTGTTTCCGGATCGGGCGGGGTTAATATGCTGAAATCACCGGGATAAATCTCTTCATCACCGGAAGTAAACAGAGCCACCATGGTTGCTTTGAGTGATGAAAATTCAGCATCAAGCAAGGCGTCAGAAAAGCGGTTTTCCCGGTAATATCCTGCCCACTCGCCCAGCTCTGTCGAACTGATCTCTGAAAGCATTTGCCGCCAGTCCGGGCGCTTAAACTCACGCGCCAGGCACATGGCAAAGTGGATTTCGGAGGCTAGGGCTTTTCCGGGGTTAGGTCTTTCTCCGGCTCAGGGAGGACATGTTCATCGGTATCCGAAGGCTCAACCTCGGCCGGCATCATATCGCTCAGCACCAAGACCTTCTGGCTACAGCCAGCAATCGCCGCGCCAGACCAATCTTCCAACACAGCCTGTCGCAGTGTTTCAACATCTTGTTTTTTATCGCTATGATAAAGTGATGCGGCCACCAACCAGGCGTTAATGCGCAGCTGCATCGTTGTAAAAGCAATATTTCGATCAGAATCACTGGTTTCTTCAGGAAGTGCGTCGAACTCATCTGCCGATTTTTTTATAAACGAAAGATAATCAATACGTTGTAATCCTGAAATCTCGCTAACCTCGACCTTCTGATCGGCATAGTCAAACGTGTCTTTTTTCAACATAAATCCACCAATAAAAAATGCCCCTCGCGGGGCGCTGCATTAAAATTAGGCTACGGTGATCTTGGCAATGGCCACCAGCAGGCCATCGTTTGTCATCCCGATGATGTCCACAGTGCCGGCTTTTACCCCTTTCACCTTGGCCACATTGCCATTTTGAGTTACCGTGGCCGTCGCCGGCGCTGAGGTACTCACACGCAAGCCGGCATCAGTCGCATTGGCCGGAAGAACGTTAAAGGTCAAGTCCACCGTCGCCCCGACTGCAACGTTTGCGGTGGTCGGCGCGACAGTCACACCAGTGACAGGCACGACTGGCGAATCGCCGTCTTCGGCAATGTACGGCCGCCCGGTATTGGTCACCTTGATAGAGCGGGTGATCACCTCTTTGGCGGTCACGGTTTTCCCCAGACTGCTTACCCAGCCCTTGAACACATCAACGGCTCCATTCGGGTACTTGATCTTGTAACCACGTACCTCCCCGGAATGGAACCACGCTACCAGACCTTGCTGGCCGGTTTCACCGGGCTTCCAGGCTAACGTCAGGTTAGCCTCACCGGCGGACTTCGCCCCCTGTGCGGTGGCATTCCAGTCAGCGTCTTCATCATCGAGATAGCTGTCGTCATAGGAGTCAGCAGTGATTTCACCCGGCTGCAGTTCCTTGATCTTCGCCAGACGCGTCCATCCATCATCACTGAGCGGGTTGCTGTACGGGTCGCCATTGCCCGTATAAAGCCAAAAAGTTGTCCCGGCGCCTTTTACCGGCGCCAAAGGGTTTGGAGTTGCCATTATCAGGCTCCTTACATGGTATAGGTCAGTTGGTAGGAAAGATCGGCGGCGCCCCAGGTGGCCATGTCATCATCCCGTTGGTAGTCGTAACCCACTGGAACCATGGTTTCTGCCAGGCGTGCCATTTCAGGAAGATCATTCAGGACAGGATAGATTTTTTCTTCTACCCACTGATCAAGCGCCGCATCAGGCTGGCTGGCTTTGAGGTACACCACGACATGCAATATGGCGCGCCAACTGTCCTCATCCAGCGATGCGCCCGTATAACGTGCGTCATCAAGGAATACGGCCATAGCCGGTAAATCGTTCTCATCGACGAACGCCGGACGGCCGTCGAAATAGGTCACATCACCCGTTATTGTTGCCCGGCAACGAGCCAATATCGCGCTGCGGATTTCAGCATGCTTAATCATCCAATTTTCCTCACAAGATAAAGCCGCAGCTGGTTTTTCAGGGCATACCCCATTTCCTTGCCCATATCGGTTTCCAGCAAACGCCGCGTTTCCTCCTGGTAGGCTTTGGTCAATGGTGTCACCAACGGGATTTTTACTACTTCGATCGGATAACGTGACCGGCCGACACGCCTCATGACATGCCAACGGCCGTTTCCCAGTTGCTGAATAAAGGCATTGCGGAAGGTATAGCGCCCAATCTTCAGCACGCTGCCCTGCTTGCCCACAAAACCAACCCGGCGGGATAGTTGCATACGCGCCGCGCCCAATTTGATCGCGGGTAGATTCCCACGGTTGATTGAAAGCACAGCCCGTGGTGGGTTTTGCTCAGCACTGGCCTTGCGAAGCCGAGCTCGCTGCCGGATCAGTTTCTGCTGAACTCGCACATCCTCAGCCACCAGCTTGGTACTGCGACTAATCGCCCGCCCCGCAACGCGGTTGAGCGATTGTGCCGTGGCTTTCGGTACCATTGATTTATTGAGGATGTTCAGATTACGAATGGCCTGTTCAATGCCTTTCATCGCGACACCCCTTATTCAATCCAGATATGCGGCTTACCGTTGAAAAGCTGGTAACGCGTCACGATGTAAGTTTTCCCGTCGAACACCACCGGATCATTGCGGCGGGGCCGGTATCCCTCGGTGAACACTACCAGTGAAATACCGTCCCCACTCATTGCCTGCAGCTCAGGGATGAAATGGGCTTCCACCGCAACATGTGGCGCGCCAGCCAGAGTGACAGGTTTACCAAGCCGAGACAGTGTGACGCTATCCATCCTGGCAGCCATCCTGTCAAACGGATTAGCCATTGAGTTTTACCGATACTACGGTGGCGTCTTTAGCCGCAGCCTCCCAGGCATAACCTGCCGCGACTGCATCAACATCAGCCAGTTGCACCACGCCGCCTTTAATAAATACCTTCTTACCGGCAGGGATGACGTCGGCCGGCAGTTTAGGTAGTTGAAACACGCCGGATGTAAAACCATCACCGGTGCGGCCGCTGGCGATATCCGTGATCGCCACAGCGACCAGGTCCCCCACAATGACCGGGGCGCCACTGGTGATATCCGCCGTGGCCGTGATAGCGATGGTGTTACCGTTTTGCACGAAGTTCTTAGCCATTTGAAACTCTCCATACGGCCCCCGAAGGGGCCGAATTTCAGGTATAAAAAAAGCCCGTCAGGGCCGTAATGTTTGCGCTACTGGCTTATTTACCGGACGAGTAAGTCAGGCCGCGGTGATCGATCGGGGCAACACCCGCATCAATGCGAACCTTGGTCGCGATACCGTCAGTATTGAACCCCTCTTGCTGATCGATATATGGCACGTCAACGCCGTTGAGATATGCGACCTCGATAGTGTCGCTGCCCTTGGCCGATGCCAGATACCAGGCGGCCGGATCAGCGTCGTCAAGACGCGCTTCACCAATCACCGAAGCAAAGTTTTGGATCGGGTTGATAATGCCGGCATTGATATCAGCCCCTTTCACGCTGGCCGACTTGATTGTCTGGCTGGCAATCGTTTCCAGAGCGGTTGGCACCAGCAGGAAAGCCGGGCGGATGTTCAACGAGCGGTCGGTGGTCGGTTCTTTCTGCGTACGCATCAGTTGACGGGCTTTATCCAGGTTAGCGACGTCAATGGCACCGGTGGTCATGTTTTTGTGGTCAGCGCTAAACAGCTTTTTACCATCCGACATGACTTTGTTATCCACCAATACGGCGTAAACCAGATCGCCGATCGTCGCTTTTGCCGCGCGGCCCATCTTCATCGGCACATCAGTCAGTTGGTTGAGATCGTCGTTGATAATGGCCTGGCGGGTGATAGAGAAAATTTCCCCATAAGTGGCCAGTGCAATTTTCTCACCGCGATCGCCAGTGGTAACGTACTTGTACTCGGCCCCCTCACGTACCTGCCGCAGCGACGGGAACCCACCCAAACCGACGCGGGTCGCGGTTTTAAAGTCTGACAGTTGGCCTTTTTTGGTCCACTGCTCAAACGTTTCGGCAGCTTCTTCCCACCCCTGCAGAATCGACTTATTCGCCACATCGAGCAGGATATTGCCAAAATCAGAGGTGCTATGCGTCAGTGCCAGACCGACCATTTGAACCGGGTTTAACGTCGAAACACTGATCCCTCGCTCGGTCAGCGACATACGCGCCAACTCGCGCAGCGTCATACCGTTATAAGCGTTGCTGTTGTCACGCTCTTCATAGCCAGCGCGGGCCATCAACATCTGGCGTACACCATCGCCAACAATATTCCCGTTACTGATATGCGCTTGTGTGCCGATCGCAGCTTTGTCTGAAGGCGTAGTCCCTTTACCCAGCATTTCCAGCAATTTGTCTTTTGCCGCGGAGACGGTGCAATCAATATCAGCGATGCAGCTCGCCTGCAGCTCCTGATGCTTGCCACCAAACATGGCGAACAGGTTATTGATATCGGTCACCCGGGCCTTTTGTTCTGCTACTACCTGCGCACGGATCGTGGCAGCATCCACACTATTTTCTGGTGCGGTCGGTGCAGGTTGTGGTGCAGGCTGCGGCGCCGGAGTAGTACTGTTCCGCGGCGGGGTAATCAGGTTACGGATAGAATTTGGCATTTTTTCGAAATCCTCAATGCGTTTGGAATGAATACAGGCCATGGCCTGCAGAGAGGGAGTGACCTGATCAGCGAAACCTAAAGCAAGGCATTCTTTGCCATCCATCCAGGTTTCATCATCAAGCATTGCGGCGACTTCTTCTGCCGACTTTCCTGTTTTGGCGACATAAGCCGGGATCAATACGTTCTCGACCTTATCCAGTAAGTCTGCGTAATCCCGCATGTCATTGGCATCGCCGCCGGCGAAGCCCCAGGGTTTGTGAATCATCATCATGGTGTTTTCTGGCATGATGACGGGGTTACCGACCATCGCGATCACCGATGCCATCGAAGCCGCCAGGCCGTCAATATGTACAGTGATCGCGGCGCCATGGTTTTTCAGGGCATTAAAAATGGCGATGCCGTCAAAAACATCACCACCCGGGGAGTTGATATGCAGGTTAATTTGGGTAATGTCGCCCAACGCCTGCAGATCTTTTACAAACTGCTTGGCCGTGATCCCCCAGTAGCCGATCTCGTCATAAATGTAGATATCGGCGGAGCTGTTGGCTTTGGCCTGCATGCGAAACCAGGAGTTATTTCTTCCGGCGTTCGCTTTCGGACGACGACTCGCCCTGTTTCGTTGCTTCGGCACTGGTGCCTCCTTTGTCGTTGGCGGGATCGGTATCAAACACCAGCCCCAACTCGTTGTTTTCGTCAATTTCAGCTTTGCGCCGGCGCTTAACTTCAGACGGGTTAGCACCGCGAGAACGGATCCAATCGCTTTCTGTAGCTGCACCACCACGTACCTGCACTTTCCAGCCGTTAGCTTCTTTCAGCGGGTCAATCCAAGGCATCACAGGGCCGCTGTAAACAGCATTGAACAGTGATTTAATATCGAGGTCAGGGGGTGTTTTGATCACGCCAGACGTGATCGCCATCTGCAGCCAGTTGCGGTAATTCGGACGGGATATGGCCGCCACAAATGAGTCTTGCAGGATGTTGTAGCCTTCGAATGACTCCACCAGCTCTTGCCGCTGGGATGAGTAGGTGCCGTTATAGTCCCGTGCGATGCTGGAGTAACTGCCACGACTGCCTGCAGATACCGCACGCAACTGCCCATTACGAAAGTTTTCAAGATTAGGATTAGGCCGATCGGATTTGATCATGCCGATATCTTCACCTGGCAGTAGCCCATCAAAGAGCATGCCCGGCACGATATCCATTTCCCGTTCCTCTTTGTCTTCGCTTTCTGGATACGACTGGCCATCGCCTTTTTTAACGTACATGCCAAGTGCAGCTGCAATACGTGCTGCCGTCAGTTCTGCATCTTCGTAATCTTTCAGCGCACTGAGACGGATAAGGATGCCAGACAGCAAACTGTTGCCCCTTATCTGGTGAAGTCGGCGCACAAACTTCAGGTGCAACATGTTGTCGGCGTTGATTTCCTTGGTGTCACCCAACGCAATACCCGATGTCGTAAGTGATTTATGAACCTGGTACTTGATAGGTCGTCCCCAGGCATTGAGGAAAATCCCTTGGCACAGACCTTTACCGCTGTCATTGCTTTCCAGAGGCACGAAATCGGGCTCCAGCGCCTCCAGCCAGAATGGCACCCCTGCCTGGGGAGTAAGCCCGGCGACTTTCCCCTGAACCATCTGGCAGAACACTTCTCCGTCACGCAGCCAGGTTCGAGCCAGTAAACGTTCCATCACCGGGCGGGTATATTGGCCAGTGACCTCGGGCGCCACAGACCATTCCGCCCAGGCTGCACGGATTTCTTTAGCCAGATCGTCCGCCACCGCCCCTGTTTGCAATAAGGGCTGAGGCTCAACAATAATCCCTCGGGCGCCGACAATTCTCTCCTCCATCTTGTCCAGCAAACCGATCACCAAATCATGGTTGTTGTCCAGCCAACGAGCCTGCTCGCGTAAAGAGCGCCCACCAAACTGTGTCAGTTGATTGGCGTTGCGGTTCTCCCGACGGGCCTTATGGGTTCGTGTCGGCATCACCGCCTCATAAGCAGCAATCTTATAGCGAGCTTGCAGCCTTCCCGCTTTCCAGCCAGGGGAAATGATGCCGATCACGTCATCGATAAAACTCATGGGAACCTCGCCACTTTGTACATCGGCCGTCCGCGGCGTGTCGCTGTCAGACTCGTCAGTCGCCGCTCCCAAGACTCTCTGCCCTTTCGTATTTCTGACAGATTTTCCATCGTCATGGATTGGCCGTTAAACGTGATCGACTTCCCCTCCAAAACTGATGTTTCTGCATCCAGATAGCGCTGGATCATATTTTCAATATCGGCCTGATTCATACCCACCCTCCGGATGAATTTATAGGTGCCCACGCTGAAGGTTTACTTTCAGGGGCAGCGGTGTCTTTTTGTTCGGCAATTCTTTCCGATGTGGCAAGAGGAACAGATTTGGGTGAGGGAATTGGGGTTTCAGTCATTTCAAAGGGTTGTGCCCAAGGAGGGGGCTTTTCCCATTTGATTTTCTCGTAGCCACGCAATATCACCAACGCATGGGCATAGACCATCAGGTCAAATGCCTCGTTAGCACCACGGCCCGGTTTCTTCCACTTTCCGTCTGGACCACGCTCTTCATACGTCAGCTCGTCATAGAACCATTCACCGATCCAATCAGGAAAATGCACATAATTCGGCCCCGCCGTATTACGTAATAGCGCGTTATTGATTCGGTCTTTTAGGGCATTGGTCTGCAGTAGATATAACGGCACATCCCCGCGAGCTTCCGCACGCCGGTTGGAACGGCCAGTGTTATCGGGGTATGTTTTACTGATCAACTTGCTGCGGCCCTGGCTGTCACCCTTGAAGAGATAAACCCGCTTATGCACCCCATCACGGCGGCACTTACGCCAGAACTCGTACGCATTACCCGTTACACCGTCCTCACCGCCGGAATCCACAGCCATCGCCAGCACCGGCATTTTAATGTCGGGGTTCTTGTCCTGCGGCCAGGCTTTGTCCAGCACATCGGTACGCAACAAATCCCAGTCTTCAAGATAAGCGGCAGGGTCAATTGGCAGGCTTTCACCGTTCTTATCAAATCGCATCGACTGCCTGATGTTGTAACGGTCCACTAGCCAGCGCTCCCCGTGAGCACCGTAACCCATGATTTGAACAACGAACCGGCGATTTTTCCCCCCCTGAACGTCTACCGTTGCAACAAGGAAACGAACGCCCTCTGGTACAGCACGTTTGGTGATCTCCTCCGCCCTGGCCATCAGTGCATCTGACTTTCGCTGCTCAGAGGCTGACCTCGGCAAATATGGCAAGCCCCAGTCAGTGTTGATAACCGCTTTCAACGTTTCTTCACTGTCAGTGGCTTCAAATGTTTGCTCAGCTGTCAGCAATTTATAAACCAGCTGCGCCCAGGTCTGATATGCGGCAGCGGGCCCTTCCATCCAAAATGACGCGATACGTGACCGCCGAACGTCGCCGTACCTTTCCCCATTGGCCCTTATTTTTTCACCGTCCTTTAGCCATACTCCCCGCCCGTTAAGCTCTCGTTTTTGGTTGGCGTCAACCCGGCCCGCGCAGTGGGGACATTGAAGATAAGCTGCTTCGCTGGCTATCACCGGATCCGTATGTTCGCGGAATCCCGTCATGTTAGATTTCGATGGCTGAAAATATTCGCCGCAATGTGGACACGGCCAGTACCAACTACGGCGATCACCACGGTTATACAATGCCAAGATCCCGGTCGTTGGCGGCGCTTCGTGCGGAGAGGTTTGCCGCCATTTCCCACTGATCTCCCGCCCAGGGGAACTTTCAACCAACGTCATGCCTGAAGACATAAAAGTGGTGGTACGTTTGGATGCCAACGTAAACCCGTCGCCCTCCCCATCAATATCGTCTGGCCAGCGGTCATAATCCGTCAGGGCAACAAAACGATAATCCGAAGAAGACATGATGTTGACCGACGGCCAGCCTATCTTCAGGTAATTGCCGGCCCGGAAGGTTTTGTCATGAACGTTATTGTCATTAGTTCGTGGGCTAAGACGTTCAGCCACCTTTTTGCTGACACGAAACGTCCTGTCGAGGCGCTTTTTTGAATGTTCGCGTGCTTTCTCTTCTGTCATCTGGATCAACAGGAAATCGGCAGGGTCACAAACAATGGTATAGACGATCCAGCCGTCAATTAGCCCCACCGTTTTACCCGTACGCGCAGGACCAACAAACACCACTGCATCATATTCACGTGATGCCAGGCAGTTCATCGGCTCGATGATATAGGGGGTTAGCGTTGGGTCCCACGGAAGTGAACTCCCCGCCCCCATCGGTACCCGCATAAATTTTGTCACTGCCTCCGCCACAGGCATACGCCGGGGCGGTTTCAACAATGTGGCCACTTCACGGCGCAAGGCGCTGGCCGATGCATAACAATTAACTGTCATCGTCGCCATCCTCAATCGTCATGACTTCCGCAGCCAACATTTCCCGCATTTCATCTATTGCGACTTGCGCCTCGGCTATTTGGTCAGGCCGCCAGCCTCGATCACGCTCTAACTTATCTGGCCAGGTATCAAGTACCTGAGAAATGCCTTTAACCAGTAACGCCATTTCACGATGGGCTTCTGACGCCGGGAGCAACTGTTTAAGTGATTCTTCCAGCTTGATGCGCTCATTTTCCGACTGGTACCAGTCCTTACGGTCTTTCGGACCCATCTTGTCGGGGTTTTGAATATCATCGATATCGCCAGGCTCAATCACACCGAACAACACCGGCCCCACATCTTTCAAGGCATAAACAGGGTTGCCTCTCACCGTATCGGCGATCGGCGCATTGGCTTCAAGCAGCCGCTTTCTTACCGTGCCGCGGTTCAGCCCAAAAGCCTCAGCAATCTTCGCTACGCTCCAGTTGTAGGCGTCCCCCAGATTGCTGATATTGGACATTGACACCTCACGTTGTCAGGTGAAGTCACGATTTATTTCGTTAACTCAAAGGGTTGCAAGCTGGTCAGATGACAGTGTTATTTTGATTTCATCACCTGAAGTACGTTTTAATCTCTATATATCAATTAGTTATTTCACCTGTTGCTGACAGCATGAAAATTCAAAAACTAGCCGTTTTCCGCGAGTCCGCCGCCCCGTGGCAGGGGTCCCCCCTCGGGAGTACCTTTTGATAATGATTATCATTTAATGAAATAGAAACGAAATCCACCAGCCTGCCAATGCGCTGGGTGCGCGGTAGGTGCAGGGTGATGGCTTTGGTTATTGTGCATTATCGATGGTACTCAGCGAATACCATCTGTAATGCCGTCATGCCAGTTGCAGAACGCCCTGATCTTCCGATTCGGAATAAGCGATCAAGCCACTGTACTCAGGCACCGTATCGCCATTCTCAGCCTCAAACGCTGGAATAGTACCGTTGGTAATGGTGTAGGACGGCTGGTCGTCCTCTACTGCAAAGCGCGCCAGCTCTTTAATCTGCTCCAGGGTAAGTACGATTTTGCTCATGGTTCTCTCTCTTCTTGTAGCTCAAGGTTTAGGCTGATTACTTGACCTATGTTCAGGAAATTTCTCCGCATAAATGCTCTATTCATTTTGGGAATAAACAGAAGGAACATTTATGGGTTTCAAATACGAAAAATATAATCTCAGCGCTGGTGATATCGTCAGGGCTACATGCTCACATCAGTTAAACGTGTTACTGATGACTGAATCAAACTTCAATAACTATCGCAATGGTCGGCGAGCTGAGTATGTAGGCGGCTTATGTAAACGCTCTCCGGCGGATATCCAAGTTCCTCACTCAGGGATCTGGTACGTTGTGATTCAGTCACCAGGTGGTGGGGGCGAGCGATACAGCATTAGCATCATCTCGACATAGAGCTTCAAACCGTGCCTGCTCCAAGGCGCACTCAAGAGCGGCGATGATTTCTGTTTGTTTGCCGCTCTTTACATAGTCTGTACTTGCCATACCAGTCCCTTGACCCACATCTCTGGCCCAGATTTCTGTGCTATTTTCTTGTGCAATAATTTTCATGCCTACCTCCCGACGGATACCCGCCATTGGTTCAGCGTGGCCACCTGGCCGGCGCAGATTGATAATGCTGTTTGAAGTTGCAGCGTATAGCTGCCGATATCACCCCAGGTGTCACCCTGCAGCGCTGGCTGCTCACATCGCTTGAATACTGACTCTGGGGGTAACAGGATGATCGGCGCTGGTGGCTGTACCGTCGGGCTGGTGCATGAGGTCAAGCACAGCACCAGGAGCAATGCGGCTGGCACACTCATCGTTTTTGATCGCATCCCGGTATTTCCTTTGGTAGATATCGGCCTGCTGGCGCAACTGTTGTTCCTGTTGCTGCTGGGCAGCCATCAACGCACGGTTCTGCGCATCCTGGGTTTGCAGAGTGGCGATCAGCCCGGCCTGCTGCGTCAATGTCTTTTGCTGTTCAGCTAATTGCTGACGGGCCAGCTCCAGTCGATGCGATAAAAGCGAGCTGTAACCACCCAAGCAGATTGACGCCACCAGCAGGAGAAGCATTCCCCCTCCGGCCAGTTTTGAGAGCAAGCCGCTCATGCCAGAGCCTGGCGCGCACGCTCGAATCGCTCTTGGCGGTCTGCTAGCCCATTCTTGCCGCCGTTGATCAGCAGCGTTACCCGCTCTACGTCGCCCGCATATTTCCCACAATTCCGGGATTGCCAGAACCAACCAGCTGAGCGCATGGCGTACTCGTCCTTTTCCAATAGCTCAGGCACCAACAGCAAATCGGTTTTCACGCCAATGCTGCAGGCGCGGTAATTATCCAGGCCGGTGATCTGAATCAGCCCGCGCCCGCGATATTTCCAACCATCACCCGGGCCTTTGTTACCCAGGCGGCGGCCGTAAACCAGATTGGCGATCGCTGCCTGGCGATTTTCCGGCACCGCCGTTTCCCCTCTCTGACGGCCCAGCATCTTGCATTGTTCTACCGTCAGGCGTTTTCCGAACGTAGATTGCAGGCCGGCAACGCTGTAATTGAAGGATTCTGCAGTAGCAGTAAAACCTGCTGATTCATGCCCCACTTGGGCGATAAACATTGCCTGCTCTACTGGAGAGGCGATCCCGAACTCGGTGAAAGTCGCTTCCAGATGAGGAAACCAGCGCGTGGCTAATCCGGCAGAAATACCAGCCGCCTCTATAAATTGGTCTTTTTTCATGGGTTATTCCTGCTTTGGGGAGCCGGTGCGAGTGCTGGCAATACGGCGCAGCATATTTCCGAAATAGTCGACGCCGGCATAGCCAATAAACATGCTGCCGAGATAGGCATAGGTTGAGTCCCAGCCGATAGCGGCCAGGCAATCTTTGATGAAATACGCGACCATTGCGCACATAGCGGCATCAATCAATCGGCGCGTCCATCCCTGCTGTCCAACGTATGAACTGCGCAGCAACGCCATCAACGCAGCGGTAGCTGCATAACCGCCTCCCTCCTTGTGTGCGGCAAGCCATGCGAGCAGCGGCCCCCACACATCGGGGTTTTTGTCAGGCATTTTCATGTCCTCCCCCTGTCGGGGCTGGCCCGATCTCCGGGTGATATAAACGACAAAACCCCGCCGAAGCGAGGTTTTTTAAGTTGATAAGCTACGTCACTGCGTAACCACTCTTATCAGACTAAAGCACAATTTGCGGACCGCGTTAGTGGTTTTTCATACATATTTTCACGCTCGGTTTCCGGGTCCATCTCCAGCCTGATATCCAGCATCGATAGGCAGCCTTCTATGAAGTTTTCTCCCATATGCAGCCCTATCCGGATCAGCTTTTCGTCCTTCTTGAATGCCCGAGCAATTGCCCGCTTTGGCATGTTAAAGATATAGTGCAACACGACGAGCTCATACTCATCGGGACGCCGGCGTTTCAGTTGGGCCATGCACCCCTCAATGACTAGACCATCGTCATCACAGCAGGACAACCGTGATTTACCCGTTTGTGGTAACAGCCCTTTGAACCCTGCAGCGATCGGCGAGTAGTCGACACCATTATGGTCGCCAGCAGCCCAACCGCCCCAACGTTCCAGTACAGCCTGAATATCTCTCATGATTTTGCCCCGCGTTTGTTTGCCGTGCTGATCGCCCCAATACCAAATGCCTTGTTCAACGTGCGCACCAGGTGGAATAACTGGCTGCCGTGCTTGGCCTCCCATGCACCCACGTCATCATGCAGCTCGTCATGGCATTCACGGGTCAGGGGGATGGTGAAGATATCGTGTGGTTTGGTACCGGTGCCGCCGAGCCCGTGATCGATAATGTGGTGTGGGTCGTCTGCCGGACGTTTGCAGCCACAGCAGCATGGCTGCGACTTCACCCATTGGGTGTATTTCTCACACTCCCAGCGGGTCAGTTTAGGCAGCAGAAAAAGGCCTGCAGGGGGCTCAGGGTCAACATCAACGGTCAGCGCCGGCTTAACCTTCTCGACGCATTCGTTAATGATCGCCTGTGGGGCTTTCTCCCACACAATATCGGCCTCTCTGCGCGTTCCTGTTGGGATAGTGGCTGGTGGAAGGCGTAGAGAAAAGCGGGCTACCGCATCAGGCAACAGATCCGACACTTCTTTCAGCACCGCCCACCAACACAACTCCGGCAGACTTAGCTGGTGGTCTTCACCAAACATGAAATGAGAACGGGCACGGTAGACTACCCAGTCCGCCACGTTCTGCGCAGCGATGGCATCCAGCTCCGGCAACGTTTGTTCCCGCAAGCGGTGCTCATGGTGCCAGCACAGGCGGACTGGGCGGCCGTCATAGTTCAGGATGTCCATATTATGGTGGTGGTAATCTTCGCCGGCGGTCCACTGGCATTCTGTGCCTCGCTTCAACCATGCACTCAATGCATCAACTCCACCAGCAGCGTTGATAACCCGATCATGTTGGAAGAAAGAGGACAACCGCAGGTCGGCCGCCAGGCTCTGTTCTACTGCTGGTAGCAGGCCGGAAGGCAGAGGTTTTAACTCGTCCGACTCACTGGCGATCAGCAGCCGCGCACGGCCACTGAAATAATGCAGCAATTCACTGCCTGGGCGCAGCAACACCACGCCCAGTTCACGCTGCAGGTAAGGGGTAAGTAACATCCTCATAATCCACTGACCGCCTTAGCGGAATGCGCAATACGCGCCGCGGCCGTTGTCAGATGGTCAGGATCCAGCTCAATACCGATAAATCCCATACCTTCGAGTAACGCGGCTTTACCAGTGGACCCTGACCCCATAAACGGATCCAGCACGACACCACCGGCAGGGGTGATCAACCGGCAAAGGTAACGCATCAGTTCTACAGGCTTCACCGTTGGATGGTTATTCCTGGCACCACCAGTACGCCCGGCACCCGCGCGAGGGTCATTCAGGCCAGCACTGCCCTCCTTTCTTCCGCCGGTCATATCACTGGCCGTGTACGGTACAAAGCGCTCCATCCCTTCATCTCGCTCAGATTTACTGACCTTTGCACAATAGAAGAATCTCGCAGCACTACCCTGATCACCATGGTGGTAACTGGCAACCCGATCAATCATGCCGCCAAACTTCACAGGGCCGCTGAAACCATTGGTTGTTGGTTCGGTTCCTTTCACTGGCGCCCGGGCACCGGCATTTTGCGGAAACTCGGTGATCACCTCTTCGCTGCCATCGTGAATAATGTTGGCTGGCCAGCGCCCCAACTGATCAGGCTGCCATTCACCTTCTTCTGGCGCCTTGTCCTCACGCACATGCGACAGCAGGCCACCAGCGCCACCTGTTAAAGATTCCTCTGTTGGAATCCGGCAAAGATCGATATTTAATGCACCAGTGCCAAACTGGACAACATTACCCTCTACCGTGCCTACCAGTGGCTTACGGGCCATTACGATCGGCTCATGCGCGGGTTTTAAGGCGGTACCCTTCCCCTGGTTATCACCGGTGAGGTTTTTCGACTTCGGGAAGCCGCTGCCATAAATCCACATCAGTTGATCGCGGATCTCAAAGCCGGCATCTTCGATGTTAACCACCAGGCGGTGATAAGTCCGTGCCCCACCGAATGCCAGCAAGTGGCCACCTGGCTTAAGCACACGAAGGCATTCAGCCCACTGGTCAACAGTCGGTACCTGGTAATCCCATTTATGACCCATGAAGCTCAGTCCATACGGCGGATCAGTGACAATGGAATCAACAGAGTTATCAGCCATACCGCAGAGAACATCCTCACAGCGGCCTACATTGAGTTGATAAATCACAGGATCCCCCTTTGCTGTTCAGCGGCTGCCAGCAGCTTGATTAAGCGATAACGCGCCTCGATGTTGAATTGGGTCAGGACGCGCACCCAGTTGCGTTCCCGGGCGATACGGAGCAGATCCTGATCATCAGCCCAATGCCCGCGCAAATACCGTAATGACCACCAGCGGCGAACCTGTTGCAGCACGGCCACCAGCGGAAATACGGTGACGCCTAAAATTTGATGTGTTGCTGGTTTCATGCTGCTTTACCTCCATTCAGGCGTTGAGCACAGTCAGCCCAGATACGGTTCCACGTGGACAGGCAATAATCAGCATTGCGGATTGCCCGGACACCGGCTTTGCTCGCTTCTCCACGAACCAACAGCTCGAGTGCACTCGGGTGTTTAAGTTGTAGTTTTCTTCCAAGGAAACGTAGGAATGCCGCATCACGTTCGGTGTGATCGACGGGTTCCGCCGATTCGCCAGGTTTCAGCCACTTGCCGTTAACGCACGGAGGGCGGCCCGATTTATCCCACTTGCTGGCACTCAGCAGGTAACCCTCAAACTTGCTTGGCTGGTAAAGCGTTGCCGGGCGCAGGTATTCCGCCATGTCTGCCATGCTGCCCCAGTGAACCTGTTTGTAATCGGCCACCAGGCAAAGTTCTGCCACGCTATGCTGTTCACGCAGCCGGGCTCGGATATTCTCCAGCGTGCCCTTGGCTGGCTGGTAACGTGAGCCAGTGACCTGATTCAGGTGTTTGAGAACTTGTTTAGCCTGATCAGTAATTTCAATTTCTGGGTCGGTCTGCGCAGCAGGCTGACAAAGGGTTTTACTATCTGATGGATCTTGTTTTGAATTTACTGACGGATCCCCCCCAGATTCTGACGGGTCAAAAGTCCCATTTTTGCCAGATTCTGACCCGTCGGATTTTGAAGTGTCAGTTTTTGACGCATCAGATTTTGAGGTGTCAGATTCTGGAGGGTGATAATTTGCAGCGGCACGAAGCTGAGCCACATTCAACTGGTACATGTTGGAAGCGTTGCGGTTGCCTTTCCTACGCTGCTGACGAGTGATCCAGCCATCCTTTTCCAGCTTTGCCAGTGCAGTGCGTACGGTGCTTTCACCGGCGCCGATCTGGCGGGCAATAGTCCCTACAGACGGCCAACACAGCCCTTCATCAGAGGAAAAGTCGGCCAGACGCGCCATGATGGCAACCATGGACAACTTCATACCTGCCGCCGCGCAGCCATCCCACACGTATGCGGTTAGTTTTGTACTCATAATTCAAACCTGATAAATCGTGACCGGAAAATAATCATCGCCGTGGTGATCGCCCATTCTTGCCCTACCGGGCTGCATGTAACCGTCTCACGCTCCGGATCCGTGCTGTGCACCAGTACCACTGAGTGATTGCGGTCGCGGTAATGGTAGCCAGCCTGAATAGGTAAGTTCGCCATATCAGCCCACCATCAGCTCAGAGGCGTAGCGCTCAGCGATCCATTGGATGCCGCGCGGCGTCACGCGTGTTTGCGTATAGGCATGGCCTGAATGGTCGGAGGTGCCCGTTTTTACGGTAAGCAGCCCCTCTCGCTGACGTTGCGAATGCGGAAGGAGGTTATTGGACTGTCGGAACAGCACCCGATCGCGGATCAGCGCTTCAATCATCGCCTTCTCTGGCATGTTCAGGATTTTGGCTGTCTCACGCAGGCTCTTGGCACCGCTGGCGTCGACGTAGTGATCGACAAAGGCCACTTTCGGCGCGTCGGCCTGCACCTTCTGCTCTAGGGCGGCTTTCTGTTCGGCCATATCGGCGGCCAGACGCAACGCTTCAGGCAGTGATTGAGGTACCGACGGGCTCCGCCCTTCTTCCAGTTCCTGCCAGCGGTCAACCACAGCGGCAGTGAATTGAGGGGAAAGCCGGGCAACTAGCACCAAAGAATCACGCTTATTGAAACGGTACTCGGTGTAAGTGTTCCCATTGTGGACAAATTCGAACTCAGCCAACGGCTGGGTTAAAAGATGAGCTGCATGGAGACGTTCTGCCGAGCGCTTCACATCTGAATGGTTGCTCTGAACCAAAGCGGCGATCTCGCGGCTGCTCATGGTTGGCAATACGGAGTTAGTTAGCTGGTTCATACACCCTCCTGCTTCCGGGCCAGCCAGTGACCGCTATCTACCACCCAGCGCGCAAACTGGTAGTTGCTGGCAATCCACCGACCCATTACATTTACTTCATACCGGAACGGCGACGCAGATTTACCGCCAGTCATTGCACGGCAGCGGATTTGCGGCACCATTGAATTTCTGGTTAAATTGCTCATGCGATTATTTCTCCACACACTGATTTACTCGCACCCCGACGCCCAGCGGCTGCAACCTCTGGGCGTCAACCTTTCTGGCATTTGGCTTTTTTGCCAAACAGCGCCAGCACAGCCCTAACCTCTGCATCACGCGCCTGCAGATGCTTTGTGTGATAGCGCATAATCTGGGCAGCTTCTTTTTCATCAATGACTCCATCTGCAAGAGACTCCTGAATGATCTGATCCACATGGCCACGGTGCGCGGCGGTGCGGATGCTTTTGCTGAACAATTCCACCTGGTCCAATTCTTCCAGGGCCGGGATCTCCACCACCAGCAAACCGCGGCGCCGGGCGAAATATTCGGTTAGCAGGTTGGTACCGGAAATATCTTCCATTGCTTCCAACTCCCCGATCTCGAAGAAGCGGCAGCCGTTCTTCTCGTACAGGTTGTTGTTAAAAGCCGTCTCAGACATGCCCAGAGCGCCGGCCATCGCCGATCGGCCACCAGCTACCGCCTTACACATGCCCTTCACTACATCTTTCAAATTTGGCTCTACCATGTTGTTTTTCCTTTGGTAGTTACATTTATGGAGCTACAGAGATATTCTTTGCCGGTGGTTTAAATTTGTTTGGAAAATGGCTGGATTTATAAATGTCTGGCCGAAGTTTATGAGGATGAATTCCTGTTTTTTCCGCCCACTTAAGGGCCTTGGCTACAGGTACCTCACGCTTTCCATTAACCACATCACCCAAAGCTTTCTCGTAGGCAGTAGTTTCACCCAAGAGCACACAAAGCTCTTTGAGAGTCAGTTTCTTCTCTTGCTTGAATTTCATTAAAGGGGTCATACGGGCTTCTCATGGTCGCAATTCTCGGAGTTAGTATCCGCATTAATTCTTCAATAGTCAACAGAATGGAATTCCGCGATGTGCGACCATGTTAGAAAGTAACCAGATAGGTAATTTATTTATGCATTGGTACGAACGAGCCAGAGATTTAGCCGCTCAACAGAAGATTTCACATGAAGCTATTGCTGAAAGAATTGGTAGAGGGAGATCAACGGTAAGTGGTTGGCTAAGCGGAGATAGAGAACCAAAGCTTGATGAGATCAGCATGCTCGCCAAGGCTCTTGGGGTTACTTCCCGGTGGTTACTCTTCGGTGAACCAGAAGATTTTAAACCAGCACCCCATATTTCTAACAAAGACGAAGCTTTGGTCCCGATATGGAATAAAGACGGGCAGACAGATGAGACAATAACAGTGCCTGGTGATGTAGGGTTAAACAATCGCGCATATCTTATTGAAAAAGATAGCGGTTGTGAGGTAGCACCTGCGGGAACTACCGTCATAGTTAACGCCAAAATAGCACCCGTTTCGAAAGATTTTGTTGCTGCAAAAGTTCAAAATGAAATTTCAGTATTCAAATACTTAGAAGTCGCTGGAAAAAAATTTCTCGGTGTCGATGATCAGCGAGTTCCTTTAATAGAAATTGGGGCAGGCGTTGAAATGATCGGCGTTGTAGTTTTCTTAAGCCGAAGAATGCGTAACTGATTATCAGCCTGCGGAGGTTCTTCTTCGCGGGCTACCCTCTCGTATACCCCACCACTAACTCGCCTGAGTTCAAACATCCCCATAAGCACCCCTGCAAACCAATAACGCACCCATAAGTTATTGATTAAATGTATTCAAAATAATTTATACTGTATATTTATACACTTGTTTTTTGGCATTTACAAATAATTTGGCTCTTTCGCTTGCTCCGCAAATCGCGACAGTCTATAGTTTCCTCATAACGCGACCTCTTCAAATTAGAGAGTCATACTCAGCAAGCAGTTTCTTACCCAGCCAAAGAGGAATTCACATGTTCGGTATTTTCAAGAAGAAAGCCCGCAAAGCAGTTGTTGAAGTCAAGAAAATGGAAAACCGCGATGCCGTTGAGGCAACCGTATGGGGCGCCTACTCGATCGCCTATGCCGATGGCACCTGTGACGCGAAAGAAATTTCGGTGTTGGAGAAAACCATCAGCGCCCTGCCAGCTTTCGCCCCGTTCGCCGGTGAGATTGCCCAGATGAGCAGCAATATCCGTGCTCGTTATGAAGCGTCACCGCGCAGTGCAAACGCTCAGGCTCTGCGTGAGTTGGAAGATGTGGCTGGCACCCCTGATGCCGTCGACGTCCTGTGTCTGTGCCTGGATGTCGCCGATAACGATGGCATCGGTGATGAAGAAGAAAAGCAGCTGAAGAAAATTGCTCAGGCCCTGCAGCTGTCTCTGGATCAGTACCTGTGATTACCAAATTGCGGTGGGTTGGCATCGGCCTGCTGTTATTTCTGGTCGTTGCTGTCGACTTCACCAGCCGTCTGATGTCGATGGTAGCTGATGGGGTGCTGGTTGCGGGGATAATGGCCATAGCCTGGCCAATGTTGAAAACCAAAAAGTAATACCGCGCCCTACGGGGCGCAACGAGGCAATCATGAGCGCCAAAGGTTGGAAGGCAGTGGTCTATAGCATTGTGGCTTGCATCCCGTTCTGGTTGGTTGTTGGTTTTTGTGTAGTGGTGTACGTCGCCGGGTGACCGGCGCACAACGGCATGCTCACTCGCCCTTTCCCTCAGTTCTGGGAGCGGTGGAGGATCCTAACTCATGAGTGAGCATACCGTTGTGGATCTGGCTGGTGGACTTCGGGGCGTTGTCCGCCGGCCACCACAACCATGTTAGTGCTGTGTGTAGTCTTTGGCGGCCACGCCGAGCTTCTACCCCTCGGAGGTGAAGATAATGTTCGTAGGCTGGCCGCCCTTTTTACACATCAGGTAGCGCACTGGGCAGATCACTTTTTCTATTTGCACAGTATAAAAACCCTGTACCGGTGCGCTACCTGGTGTGTGGAGAAAACCGCGGCGATCGCCGCTTCGTGTGAGGAGTATTCAATGAGTGATGACCGCAAGACCAACGTGCCGGACTTTCTGGGCGAACTGGATGCCGGTGTGTTTATGAATAAAATCTCAGCAGCTTTAAACGCTACTGCGCTGGGTGTTCTTAATAATGGCGGCAAGGGAAAACTCGTTATTACCCTTGACCTTGACCGCTTAAGCAATTCTGTCGAAGAGAAACGTGTCGGTATTAAGCATCAGCTTAAATTTGTTACCCCTACCCCGCGCGGGAAAGTTTCAGAAGAAGATACCACCGAAACACCAATGTACGTTGGCAAAGGTGGCAAGCTGACAATTCTGCAAGAAGACCAAGGTCAGCTATTTACTGTTGACGGAAAGACTGACGGTAAATTACGCGTCGCTCAGTAATAACGCCACACTTTCATTAACACAGTCATTTTATTAATAGATAGGATTATATTTATGTCTCAATTAGACGGTTCTGCCATCGAGCAAATTAAAAATCTCACTCTTGCAGCATCATTACTCAAGAATTTGGAACTGACCGATTGTCCTGTAGCTGTATTACCGAATGATGTCGATCTCCACAACCTGGAGGGGTTCAACGCAAACCGCTTCCGCTTCCGTGGAAACATGACCACTACCAGTATTGAAGACTTCGTTAAATACTCTTCAGACTACGCTGGCGCCGGCGTCCGCTGTTTCATCGACGCGGATCGCATGCAGGCTGAAACCATCTTCAATCTGGGCACTCTGGATAACCCAGGCCATGCCGACAACAAAGCGGCAATTACCCTGAAGAAAACAGCGCCATTCACTGGCCTGCTGGAGATCAACGGCCGCAAACAGGGCCAGAAAGAACTGGCTGAATGGCTGGAAGATAACCGTGATTTCCTGCTGGCCTTTGATGCTGACGGCACTGTGCTGGATATCAAGCAGGCTGTTGGCGCCGTTCGCCGCATCACCATTGAGTCAATCTCAACCTCCGATCATGAAGAGAACGATTTCAGTGGCAAACGCTCGCTGATGGAAAGCGTTGAAGCCAAGAGTAAAGACGTTATGCCGGCGGCCTTCGAATTCAAATGCGTACCTTATGAAGGCCTGGGCGAACGCCCCTTCAAATTGCGCTACAGCATTATCACCAGTGATAAGCCGATCTTAGTGCTGCGAATTGTTCAGTTGGAAACAGCGGAGGAAGAAATTGCCGCCGAATTCCGCGACCTACTGATCAGCAAGTTCGATGGCGTTGAAGTCGAATCCTTCATCGGTAAATTTAAAGCTTAATTAAACCTCAGTAATACAGCCTCAAATACCCCAGTAATGGGGTATTTGGTGAAGTGTTGCCTAAAACTGTGTGGAGAAATATTTATGTCGTGGATTAAAACATTCACCGGAAAGCGTTTTGATTATAAAAACCCTACCAAAGAAAGTATTTGCATTGAGGATACAGCACAAGCCTTGTCCCATGAATGCCGATTTGCTGGGCACTTACCTGAATTTTATAGCGTCGCCCAACATTGCGTTTTAGTGAGTAAAATCGTACCGGAAGAATATGCATTAGAGGCATTATTACATGATGCTCATGAGGCCTATTGCAAAGATATTCCGTCTCCACTGAAAGCACTTATCCCAGATTATCGCGGCATCGAAAATAGTATCGATTTTGTGATCCGCCAAAAATTCGATCTGCCTGCAACCATTAGCCCTATCGTCAAACTCGCTGACCTCATTTTGTTGGCCACCGAACGCCGGGATCTGGAACTGGACGACGGCACCCCATGGCCAATGCTCGACGGTATCCAGCCATCGGAAGATATCCTGGTATCCCCCGTTAACCCAATTCAGGCCCGCACAATGTTCATGCTGCGATTCCACCAGCTGACCGCCGAGAGGACTGCGTGATGTTCGGCCTGTTCCTGCTCGTCTGCTACACGTACCAGCCGTGCGAATTCGTGTCGCAAGGCTGGGTGTATCCAGATCAAAGCAACTGCCTGGCAGATATCCACCAGCAACAGTTACCACCGCAGTATGAATGCCTGCCGGTTGACGGAGTAATCCCGGCGCGGCGCCAGGAGGACAAGTAGCATGACAGACAATGCCAAACACTTCGACCATTTCAAAGTCGAAGGACCAGCCATAAAAGCACTGATTGAGAGCTTTGACGCCATCGGCGCCAAGCGCATAGCCATAACCAATGCGCTGCAGGACGAGTTCGGTGCGATCGCCCACACCACCTCTTCCGGATTCGGCGATAAAGGAAGCCGCGTCGTCAACCTGGTGTGGGATGCCGAGTACACATTCCCGTGCGAAACCACCATCAGGCGGCGTGACTATTTCAACGGTGCCCCTGTCGTCTTTGCCCGCGGCAAAGGCAATACCAAAGAAGGCCGCGCGTTCAATAAGAAATTGGATGTGGCGATCGCCAAAGCCAACCGCGCGCTGGCGGACCTGCCACCTTGGCAGGCGTTCATCATCGACCATTACGGCATCATGCGCACCGGATTCGGTACCGGCACAGCCAAAGGTATTCCCATGCTCAGTACCTACGGCGGCCGCTGCCCCGGGCGTGATGACTGCCTGCTGTTCGCCATCCCCAATACGAAATCGCGCGACGGCGAGGTTGGGCACGGCGACGTGATCATTCCTGTTGAATTCCAGAAGCTTACCTATGGCCAGTTTTACGACCTCACACATACCGCTGATGCGGAAGACGATGATGAGGCACCGCATGGCTAAGCCAATCAACTGCGACCACATCACGGATGAGTATATCGAGCAAGCTTTCGACGGCACCAACTTTGGCCTGGTTAACAAGCGGAAAATGTTAGAGCAAGGGTGCCTTAAGGCTGCGTGTGACTCATGGTCTGGCCACACCCTCTCTACCATCATGGTGGAAATCGGCTTCACGAAGAAACTGCACGGGAAATTAACCAAACTCGGCAAACGCTTCCTGATGGATGCGTTCTATCAACCAAAACAATCGGGCTAAAGCCCTGAAGGAAACAGCATGAGCAAAACACTGAATTTTTATGGCGCCAGCGATGACCTGTTTGAGGTTGAAGGCGCGATCCGAGAAGAGATCGGTTGCTTCAACGAACTGGGGATTTATCACCTGAAATCGTCTGAAGGTGAAGTATTGGTGATCGCCACCTATACCGATGATGGCTGCTGGGCAATTGGCCTGGGGCAGGCAGAGAAAGGAAAACCAGTCCCAGCATGGCCGGTGTCATTCACCATGCATGAGCGCGGTTACAGCGTCCAGTTGACCATAGATGTGCCGGACGATACGCAGTTGGTTATGGCTGATGAGGGTGACGACTGATGAGCATACGATTAAATCAAATCAGCCTTATCGCGGCGATCTCTACAGAAATCGACCGGCAGCACCCAGGGAACGGAGTTGAGGCACGCTGGTTCAACGCCATCACTGAAGCGGCAAACAGTATCTGCGCCGAATTCGCCAAGCCGGTAGTTAAGACATCGGAAGGCATGGGCCTGTCCGCGTGGCTGGCCAGCGATGATACCGGCGCGAGTAGCCTCTATATGGCGTCCATCCTTACTGGCCAATTCATCGCGGAAAACCATTACCCACGCGATCCAGCAGACTTTGGCCGCTGCCTGCGCCTGGTCGAAGCGGTGCCGGAGCTGGAAAGTAAAATTCGTGACATGTCACAGCACGGTAAAGAATGGGCCGTGGTGGCTGCAAACTGGGATGAATGGGCTGAGTTGTATCGCCTGGATGAAGGTGAGCGCCTGTATTGTCTGATGAAACTTAGCTATGAGGCAGGTGAAGGACAATGAACAACCTGATGATTGACCTGGAAACCATGGGCAACAAGCCCAAAGCGCCAATCGTGGCGATCGGTGCTGTGTTCTTCGACCCCGCCACCGGTGAACTGAGCCAATTGCAATTCTATACCGCGGTGAATCTTGCCAGTGAGCTGGCCGCCGGCGCCGTTCCCGATGGCGACACCATTAACTGGTGGTTGATGCAAAGCAGCGAGGCCCGGGCGGCGATCACCAATGACCAGGCGAAGCTAATAGCTGATGCCCTCAATGCCCTCTCCAGTTTTGTTGCTCTCAGTTGCGAGCAGCCGAAGTACCTGAAGGTCTGGGGCAACGGTGCCGCCTTCGATAATGTCATCCTGCGTGGGGCATATGAGCGTTGCGGCGTGGCGCCATGCTGGAACTGGTATAACGATTTGGACGTGCGCACTATGGTGAGTCTCGGTCGGCAGATAGGCTTTGACCCGAAACGTGATCTGCCATTCGACGGCGAACGCCATAACGCTTTGGCTGATGCCATTCACCAGGCACGGTATGTTTCAGCAATCCACCAGCGATTACTGGCCCCCCATCAGCAACCGTCCGAACTGTAATTTTTACCGGCCCGTTGCAGCGGGCCTCTATAGTGTGGAGAGAAACCATGGCAAATGAAGACAAATTGATGCGCGCCAGCAAATGGCTAAAGCGTGAATTTGAAGAGGGCTCAATCCCTGATAAACGCACCGTTAAGCGTTGGATTGAGCACGGACAACTTCGAGGAAGGGTAATAGACGGTATGTCGTGGGTTTATTCATCAGAGCGTTGGGGAGTTCAATCCGAAGTTTCCCACGCCGTTAATCAACTGATCAGGGAGTCGTAGTGGCTGCCCGCCCGCGCCGACGGGAAAATCGGCATCTTCCTGATTTACTCTATTTTGATACGGCGACGGGCGTTTATCGCTTCACTCTTGTAACCGGGAAGCGTAAATCACTCGGTAGTGATCGTGCTATGGCGATTGCTATCGCGCGTGAATATAACAACAGGATGCGCCCTGAAACGGTAGTATCTATCGACTCGCTGATCCGGGAATCTGGCGGAATTCAAGGTGAGGCATTGCCATTCGCTGAGCATGTCGACCGCATTATGGCCCGCGCGATAGAAGACGAGCAACCGTCCGAGAGCACCCGGGATGACTGGAATAACGATGCGACCCGTGTGAAAGAGTTTTTCGACAAGATCCCGGCATGCGATATCGAGCTGGAACACGTCAACGCGTATATAAAAGAATACCACGCTGACTCATCTGCAAACGTGCAAAACCGTAAAGTCAGTTTTCTGAAGAAGCTGTTCAGCTATGCGGTCGATGAATCTCTGATGCTGGATAACCCAGCCACCCGGAAGAAAATGCGCAGGGTTGAAGAGAAGAAAAGACAGCGTTTGTCATTCGACAATTTTATGGCCATTCGCAGAGCTGCAGCACCATGGTTAAGAACGGCCATGGATTTAGCATTACAGACAACCCATGCTCGGCTTGAGGTTTCACGGATCCGGTATTCTATCCGGGAACCTAAAAACGGCGTTTGCGGTTGCGTATGGTTGGACCAACCGTTAAATGGCATTCACGGTACCCTCTATATACACCGCCAGAAAGTGCAGAAAAAAGAGGCCTCGCATGTAGCGATTCCGATCGGGGATGAGTTGAAGCGAATTATTGACGACAGTCGGGACAATGTGGCCAGCCCGTACATAGTACACCGCATTCCAGAACGTAACGTAAAACGCAGCAAAGAAGTCGCGCATCCTACCCAGGTAGCACCTGACTATCTTAGCCGTTCATTTTCAAAGCTGCGGGATCAGCTTGGGTTATCCGATCATTTAGAAATGGAAGAGCGCCCAACGTTCCACGAGATCCGGGCATTAGCCGCACACTTGTTCGATAACCAAGGGATAGATCCGCAGGGGCGCATGGCTCACAGCGATGCAAAATCTACGAAAATTTATACACAGAACCATATCGATTGGGTTGTCGTTCCTCATGGTGAGATTTTAATTGCATAAAAAAAGGCACCAAAAGGTGCCTTTAGATTGATCCTTGCTTAGCAGCGAACTAAGAAAGCCCAAGCCTCGTAGCCATAATCATGCGCATCAAGGACTTTTGCGGATTTTCCACGAACCTTGCGGTAGCGGCAGAATACCCAGCGGAATCCCTTAGGAGCCGCCTTTGAAACAATTGACTTCAAACCCATTCATAAACACCTCCTTACCGAGAGAGATTTTTTCCTTGAACCTACTCGACCGAAGTGTTATTTTCGGGCTGCTTATTGAGAAGTTCATGGTGCGATGCCTCTTGGTATCATCGCCTGGTTAAACCCTGATGGTTGGCGCCGTCAGGGTTTTTACTTTTTTAAAAACTGCTTTTGATAATCTGCTGCATGTGCAGACACTCCACACGCTTCAGCTATTTCTTCTACGGACATGCCACGTAACAATCCTGCATGACTATAGGGTACGAGCAACTCTCCGCTAAAGCATTTAGCTTGCCATTCACTGCTTTCAAATGCACGAATCTCCACTCCTGGTTCTGCCCGTGCAAAAGCAATATTTTTATGCATTAGCAGATGTCCAATTTCATGAGCAACCGTCATACGATCGCGACCGTTACCAGCATGGGCTCCCTCATACACATCCTCGCGAAGAATGATTAGCGAGTCCTGAGGCATCGTAAGCCCATGAGTTCCACCCATTTCCTTTTCAGAAGCTGTTTCAAACGAAAAGTTAGGTAAGATCTGCGGTAGCGCGAACTCCAGCATTTCAATTACGGGAAAATACAAGTCATGTATCTTCAGCATCGAGCGTAATTTGTTTGTCAAACCACGCACCGCGTCGCGGCTTAAAGGTGGCACTCGATAATCTTGTCCGCTCAAACAGAGCCTCCTACTTATTGTTTTTTAGTTAACAATTCACGTAGACGTTTAAACTCATCATCATTTAGCTCATCAAAATTGCGTGCGAATGCCATCGCTACTTCACGAGCATTGTGATTCTTACCCGAAAGATTAATCTCAACAGATTGTTGAGAATCGCGTGCTGCTTTCGTTAACTCATCTCCTGCATGAACACCCTCATTAGTGAAATAACTAATGATACTTTTCAATACAGGATCAGTAACAGCACGTTTTCCTGTTTCAATTGCTGAGAGGTAAGACGAGGTCACGCCCATAGCATCAGCCATGCTTTTCAGCGTGACACCGACATCTATACGTAATTTCCTAACTTTCTTACCAAACGGCGTTAACATATTTTTGCCTCTCTAATGTGCGTAAGAGTCAGGTACAACACGACTCTGACTGTAAGGTAACAAACGAAAGATGATAAATCAACTGATTTTTGTTGATTTTCACATCCAATGCTAGTTAACCAAGTTGACTGATGATAGTTCATTTTCTTCTTACTGACTTACCAGAATATGCTGAAAGGAAGGTGGTAAATCCCCCTCCTAACTTATTGATGTGTATAGGCCGACCTATGCGAAAAATGCACTGTTTGTATGAACAGTCAAAACAGAGGAGAGTCAGTCGTGGCGGGGCTTTCAGCGGTTTAGTGTCGGTGTCATGGGGTGTCGGGGGTCGGAGGTTCGAATCCTCTCATGCCGACCAAAAATCCTTAGAGAAACCAACCCTTTGCGGTTGGTTTTTTTTAACAAAATCTTCAATGGTAAAATGGTGGTAAAATTGCCGACAAGACCGCCATTTTTACGACGTTAAATTCAGAAGAGCGTGAAGTTATCATCAAACTCATCAGCATGCCATGCTACGCTTTTCATAATCATGATGTAATCGATCCCCCTAGCTAAGTGACACCGGCCTCTCTATCTCAAAGATGAAGGCATCATCGTATGTCTTATCTAGCCAATAACCACCGCCACATTCTTTTGGCCGTTGAATGAACATTACTCTTCCAAGGGGAATGTAATCCCGCATTTCTCCGCGGTATAAATGTTATAGTCACCGTCTTTGCAACCCATACAATCCTCACGCAACGACTGCTCATACACACATATATAAACATGGCAAAATCATTGCGCGATGATAAATTTACACGGTGAATGATATACTGCTGATAGGCAAAGAAATAAATATGTTCGGGACCTCTCCCGGCCTTATTACTACTCCCTGGCTCCCTTCCCTTACTCACTTGATGCCAGTTTCGCCACTCTCAGGCTCTGGAAAATTCAATATTAACTGTGATTCATTTTAAATTTAATAAAGATAAAAACACATTTAGAACACCCAGAAAGCTCAAAAGACCATCGGAATCGCCATCATAGACTGCCTATTCGCGGTAGCACATCAGTTGAAGGAGGCAAGTAGAAACGGGACTTCGGGGGTTACGAGAAAGTCCGAATTACTGGCTTCAAAGGTGGAGTAAACGCGCTACTGATGTGATAATCTTTTCTGTGTTTAGACTTGATAACAGGATTTATCATGAAAAATATTTTTCAAGACACCTTTTTGGGCTTCAAAGAAGGAAGACTAAAAAGGCTACGTTATTTCTTATATACTCTCGTTTCATATATTTTCTTCATTATTGCTTTCTATAGCTTTATCAGCAACCCTAAATCAATGTCAATTATTTTTGTTTTTATTTTAACACTCATAATTTTCATATATTTAAGTATCTTGTTTTTAGTCAAGAGATTTAGAGACAT